GAGGATAGAGATGTGCTTCACGAGAGATCGGTTCCACACAAGGCGAAGAATAAAGGTGCTGATAATGATAGTGAGAACGAAAATGAGGAACTCGGTGAGCGCGTCAGACTTGGTTTCGGACTTGGAAACTTCTTTGATCATTTACTAAAAGTTGAGATTTTTTTCTAGTTCAATTATATATGAGGGATCTTCCTCTGAGTGGTTCAGAAAGTAGATTTACAAATAGACGCTGGGGAACATCGAAAGGTATAGGTAATAATAATTGCTACGCATATGCGGTCGGAGACTATGAAGCATACAGATGGCAAAAATCTATACCAGGGGATCGCTCCAATTTATCTAACCTGAATCACAACTACACACATTGCACTGGGTTACCTAAACGCGTAATATCAGACAATCCCAAAAAAGTTTACAGAGTTGATCCAGATAAAAAATGTAAAAAGGGGTACTTCAAAATTATGATGTTTGTTTCTCCTGGAAGACCTACGAACTATATTCGACAAGGTGACTTTCACTTTTACAAACAACATGGGGTAGTGGAATACAAAATCAAACCCGGTGATACTGTAAAGTCGGTGGCAACGTTCTTCAAGGTACCAGAGTCGAGGATAAAAAGGGCTGGTATCTTCAAGGCTGGAAAACGTATCGTCTTTAAAGCAAACGTTTTCAGTCACAAACGTGGGTGGGCTACAGGTCCACTTTTGACTGATGCAAAAGGTAAGATGATTAAAGATCCTCGTAAGGCTTCTAGAAACTATCCAGGTTTAAACTATGAAAAATTCTGTAGTTCATTCTGTGTTAAAAACAGCGGGATCAAGGTCGGTAAGACTCACCCCAAGATCAGATAAAATGCTATCCAAATCTATTAAAGTGTCAACATGATCAAAAGATAAATCAAATAAGTCTATTACATCCATAGTTTGTTCTTCATTCAATGATACAGAGTTTGCCACTGCTGTATAATTGTTTTGCACCGTGACAGTAATTTTAAATTGTGATCCATCAAAAACTTTTCTACAAACGGGACATGTATTTTTACCCTTTTTTCTCCATTCTTCTAGACACTGGGAATGAAACATATGTCCACAACGTATGGGCGGATTTCCCCGTGTTGATTTTACCTCATTGAGACATATGGCACATGTTGACATTCTAGATTATGGTAGTATAGTTTTTTTCGAAATTTAGCTCAGTATATTTTAGACGTATCGAGGAGGGGCTTGTTGCAGTCGTTGCAATTTTTCTTTCCCTGTTCATCTTGAATCTTGGAAAGAAGTTCGGGTCCAGACTTCTGGAGAAGTTGACGATAAGAATAATTGTCCTCGAAGGGGATCGAATTCTTTTGCATCACGTAGTTGTTAACGAGTTGGGCTGAAGAATTTATAGTAAAGCATCGGCCGTCGGCCATACCGAGTCGTTGAGACATCTTTATTATAAAATACATCTAGAAATTAATTTGTCTATTGGTGTTTGTCAATTTCCACGATTTGAAACCCTTTTCCTCCAAAATTCTCACAAATGGATCACATCTATATCCCAAATATATATCAAAAACATCTGTATCAACGGTTGGAGATACACGAATCCTTGGATTGTCATTGATATGATGATTTATAATGTTGTAAGCAAAAGCGATTTCTTTGAGAGTCTCAGCTCCTGTGATAATGATTTTACCTGTACTAAATATGCTACACGTAATTTCCTTCATGTCGTGAGCCGGTTTGAATTTAATTTTCACCGCCGAATATCTGTCCGGTTCAAATGAAACTTTAAAAATATCGCCATATCTCTCAAACCACGATGTCACTTCCATTAAATTAATGTTGTAGTTGAGACTGAAATTGGAATTAATCATCACAACTTTAAATGAATCAAATGTAGCCACATTTTCCAAATTCAAAAAAACTTTGAAAATGTGTATCAATTGGGTGATGATACGTTTACAATCAAAAATATCACAACATCCAGCAACTTGAACACTACCATTGGGGAAAATTTTAACAGATTTTGTACTGTATGTGTCATGATAGGTAAGTGTTACCTGATTATAAAACGTCGTCGGCTTCAATGTCCACTCAAATCCATCTGTTTTTGTACCCTTTCTTCTCATTTTATAAGAACCAATGCGTTCAAAAACTTCTTTTAGTTTTTTTATGTCAATCTCTTGAATAAAGCTCGACACCATAGTGATTGTTGTAATTTTTATCCATGAGGGTCTTATATCTTCTGGTAATTCATTTCTGAAATCATTGATTGTGAGAAGATATGAAAAACTGTTATTTGCAATAGAAGAAAACATTTCATACTTTATATACCGAAGTGCTCTTAACTTAGGTGTTTAAAGAATATAAACATACTTTATTTAATGTGTTCATTTATAAAGTCTGCTAAACATGTATTCGATGTAGAATCGGATCTTTCGTATGTAGAAATTATATATGAAAGGTATACAAAAAAATACGGATATTCGACATTCACAGACTATATTAACACAGAACCAGTTGGAAATTGGGTGAATATTCAATCAACTAAACAATCCATTGCATATGAAAAATTTTTAGACACGATGGTAAAACAAACACTGGAAGTAAAGCAGCGAATGGCAGAACTTATGATCGAAAATATCATTGTATACAAACAGAATAATAAAACATATGTTCGTCTTTTAAACGCTGTAAAAATTTTAGATTCCACATTTCAACCACCTCGTGTAAACATGAAAAGTGCTTGGCAAATGGAGTTCATTAAGAAATTTTGTGAGAAGTATATCCAGAATGTGATTCAAATGTGTACAAACATGTCTCGTCTTTCATACTTTTTCAACGTCGCGCGTATAATAGAATTAAATACACTACAATAGTAGCACATAAAACATAACCAATTACAGATACGTTATCCGTCTTGTTAGAAATACCTACAACTACTTTCGTTTCTGATTCAGACATTGGTTTTTCGCAATCAATATTTCGACGAGGGTGGAGATCTGAGAGATCATCGTTACAAAAATCGGGAGACGACGCCTTCGCGTTAGGCATTTCTTCTACAAAATCATCAAAATTACTCGTTTGTCTCGTACCTCCTGGAAGGGAGAAATCGTGTGTGACAAATGGGTTTACGTCGTCAATAGCATCTTGATCGTTGAGCATAAACGTACTCATTTTATTATTAATTGAGATTATATTTTTTGTTATTAATTTTAGACCTGTGTTCTATCCACATTTGATCTAGATCAACATTTAACATGTGTGCAAGTTGAAAGAGATAACTAAAAACGTCACCCATCTCCATCATGACGTCCGTACCTCTGTCCTTTTTTAGGTTTGTTTTTTTGAACGTCTTTTTATACTGTCGAATCGCAGATGCCAGTTCACCAACTTCTTCTGTAAGTAAAAGCCATACCGTATCTATAGCTGCTCGATCCCAACCCTTTGACCGACACACTTTTTCCGTTTCAGATTTATAGTAGTTTAAATTCATTACTTAATCTATTTTCGGGTGTAATCTTTAATTAATTCCAATTTTATCATTCTTATCTATTTTATTTCCTACTGTACTAGTATTTATTGGTCTATCTAATGGTACAGATGTAGTGTCAATATCATTCGCATAAGTGATGTATTGTGAAACACCAGTTTGGATCTGAGATAAAGCTTTCTCTATAACACGACAGTTCATAGCCTTGACTTGTGTATTTACATTTGTAAAATGGTCACCAGACTGACTGATGAAAACGACCCTCATAAGACCATAGAGATCATCTGGGTTTTGGTAATCAATTGATATGCCAGTTTTGTTCTTGAATGCCTGGCGAATCCCACGCTGAAGAAGATTTTTGTTAAAATCTGAAAAAAATAGTGTGTTTAATGGAGTTTCACACTGCTTAAGTGATTCGAGGTGGAGGTTATCACACATATAATATAGTGTCCGAAAAAAAATTATCTGTAGATATTAAATGTTAGACTACGCTGACTTCAATGAAGTATATGCCAACAAACCCGAAAATAAGGAAGAAACTCCAGCCGACTTTGTCGGTTCATACGCCCCTGTTGCCAAGCCTGGTGAGACTGGACCATTTTTTGTAAACACCTACCTCCTCCAACCCAACCGTAAAATGGAGGTTGTTGGTACCGTTCCAGTTCGAAGCAAAGACCTTGAATGTAAGAAATAATATAAAAATAAAAGCACATGTAAAATTATATGAGGGTCACTAAACGCTCAGGTCGTATTGAGGATATGAAATTTGACAACGTCACCAATAGGATCAAGAACTTATCACACGATCTCTCTAAAAATTGTGATTCTGCTAAAGTTGCTCAACAAGTTTTTTCGTCTATGTATGATGGAATAAGCACACAAGAAATTGATACTCTTTCTGCTGAAATTTGTATTGGGATGATTACATCCGAACCCGATTACGAAATTTTAGCTACCCGTATTGTAGCTAGTAACATCCATAAACTCTGTCCAAACAACTTTCACCTTGCAATGAGAAAACTTCACAAAGCTGATATCATTACTGATGAAGTTGTTGAGACTGCTCAACAAGTCAAAGATTATATCAAGACTGACAGGGATTTCGAATTTGGGTATTTTGGTCTTAAAACTCTCGAGAAAAGTTATCTTCAAAAAGTTGCGGGTAAATTAATTGAAACTCCGCAGTATATGTTCATGCGAGTTTCTATTGGCATTCACGGTAAAGATATCCCAGCTGTATTGGAAACATATGACAAAATGTCTCAAGGCTATTTCATTCACGCAACCCCAACTCTTTTCAATGCCGGTACACCAAGACCACAAATGAGCTCATGCTTTCTTATTGCCAACAAGGCAGATTCTATAGATGGCATCTACGGAACCCTCACAGAGTGTGCTCAAATCTCGAAATGGGCCGGCGGAATCGGAATGCATATTCACGATGTTCGTGGTAATAAGTCGCGGATTAGAGGAACAAATGGTCAATCCGATGGCATTATTCCAATGCTTAGAGTATTCAACTCGACCGCGCGTTATGTAAACCAGGCTGGACGCCGAAAGGGCTCCATCGCCGTTTACCTAGAACCATGGCATGCCGACATTATGGAATTCCTCGAACTCCGCCTCAACCAGGGTGATGAAGAAGCACGGTGTAGAGATCTTTTTACAGCCCTCTGGATTCCAGACCTCTTCATGAAGAGAGTTGAAGAAGGTGGAATGTGGTCACTTTTCTGCCCTGATAAAGCCAAGGGTCTGTCTGATATATATGCAGATGGTTTTGAAGCCCTGTACACCAAGTACGAGGAAGAAGGACTCGCCACCACCACATTACCAGCCACCGATGTGTGGAAAGCAATTCTCAAGTCCCAATCAGAGACAGGTACTCCCTATATGCTCTACAAGGACGCCTGTAATAAAAAGAGTAACCAGAA